GAAATGCCAACGGAAATCTTCGGGGTGTTCTCGGAGAATAAAACTACAATAAAAAGGAACAAGTAACATGAACCAAGTAGCAACAAAAAAAGAAGGAGCGTTAGCAACAAATTTATTTGAAGCTGATGCATCACAAGGCGCTCAGAATATATCGCAGGAAGATCTTGCGTTGCCTTTCTTAAAAATTTTGGGCCAACTATCTCCAGAGGTAAACAAAAGAGATGGTAAATACGTCGAGGGCGCAGAACCTGGCAAAATAATCAACACTGTTACAAATGAATTGTACGACAGTCTTAATGTTGTACCGTGCCATTATAAAAGGCAGTACATAGAATGGCAAGACAGAGGTACCAGCAGTGGTGCACCTGTTGCAATTCATGAAGCAGACAGTGATATCATTAGTCAAACCACTAGAGGTAAAGACTATAAAGATAGATTACCAAATGGTAATTATCTTGATAACACTGCTAATCATTTTGTATTGGTACTCGGCAATAGCCCAACAACAGCATTGATATCTATGAAATCTACACAATTAAAAGTTAGTAGAAAATGGAACTCAATGATGATGGGTATTAAAATGCAGGGTAAAAATGGATTATTTACTCCGCCAACATACAGCCACATTTATAAACTATCAACCGTTCAGATGTCTAACGACAAAGGAACATGGTTTGGTTGGGATGTGAGTAAAGTTGGTCCTGTCGAAAGTAAAGATCATTACGACATGGCTAAGAACTTTGCAATGAGTGTAGGTAAAGGTGAGATCCAAGCTAAACACGGTTCGGAAGAAAACGAATCTAAGCAACCATACTAGATCCTAGGTAGTGGGCGTCTAAGCGAGAGTGGAAACGCCCACTTATAATGTATGATTGAAAAATTTAGGAAGATATTTACTGGATTAGAAGAGAGGTTTGGTTATCACATTATCGATAATGAAAACACCTCAATAAAAAAATCAGGACAATCTAAAACTTCACATTATCCACATGACAATGAAATGTGGAAAGCACATTTAGAAGGAAAAAAATTTAAAGTTAATTCAAAATATGGAGATGTGCTTGCAGATAGTCTAGGTATTTGTCCAATAAATAAAGATAGCAAATGTATATGGGGAGCTATTGATTTAGATAACTATAGACCCGACATACCAGAATTATTTAAAAAATTAAAAAGCATAAACGTACCAACTGTTCCTGTTAGATCAAAAAGTGGTGGTGTACACATATTTATTTTTTTAAAAGATTTTGTACCAGCATTAATTATGAGAGAAAAATTACATTCTATAAAACATATTTTTGGTGTTGAAAAACCAGATAGGGTATTTCCTGTACAAAAATATTTAAACTTAGATAAAGGCTCAGCAGGTAGTTGGATTAACTTACCTTATTATAATTACAAAGAAACAGAAAGATATATGATAAAAGAAGATGGCTCTAAAGCTTCTATAGAAGAATTTTTTAAAAAATATGAAGAAAGTTTAATATCATTTGAACAATTAAAAAAATTAGAATGTGTCTTTGAAGATGAATATTTTAAAGATGGACCTCCTTGTCTCCAAACTCTTGCAAGTTTTGGAATAGAGAAAGGAAACAGAGACGACGTATTATTAGACATGACTCGATACATAAAGATGAGATATCCAGAGAATTGGCAAAATAAAGTAGGAGAGTATAATACTAAATTTTTTAAACCAGAATTAAACTATAAAGAAGTAGAAAAAACTATAAAATCTAGAGACAATAAAGATTATCCATATCGTTGCGACTCTGATCATCTTGGAAAGTTTTGTAATAAAGGTGAGTGTATCTTAAAAAAATATGGTGTTAAATCTATTAAAGGAATACGAAACACGGCTCTTGGACCACTCTCTTATATACGATCAACGCCACGACAATGGTTTTTAGGTTTTGATGGTGAAGAAGTTAAATTAACATCAAAAGAATTAACCAATCAACAACTAGCAAGAGAAGCTGCCACAGAACAAAGTGGTAAAACACCACCACGTATGAAACAAGTTGATTGGGATTCAGCGATAGCCGAACTACAAGAAAGAGCTACAGGAGAAGATGCACCAGAAGAAAGTATGCCGATGTATAAATTACAAGAATCTCTAAAATTATTTTGTTTTCAAAATAGAAAAACAGAAGACAGATCAAGAATAGATAGAATTCCTTTTTATGATAAGAAAAATAAAAAAGTACATTTTGTTTTTGATACATTTTATACGTACATTACTGAAACTAGAAAATGGAAGTTTGCAGAACATACAACACATACTTATCTTAAAAACATTAACGGATTATCTAGGGGAAAAATTCATATAAAAGAAAATATAAAAAGAAATGTTTATACAATTGATGAAACTAGTTTTAATGAAGAAGATTTCAAACACGAAAAAATTATTTTTCAAAATAAAAAAGAGGTTATGTGAGATTTAAAGTACCAAACTATTATCACGTAACTAAAATTTTTGGACCTCCAGGGACAGGTAAAACATATAATATTTTAAAAATATTAAAAGAAAAATTAGATTATGGTTATGCAAAAGAAGATATGTTATTGGTAGGTTACTCTCGTGCAACCGCACAAAATTTAAAAGATAGATGTAAAAAAGATTTAAATTTTACAGATGAAGAATTAGAACCAATACAAACTTTACATGCCTTATGTAAACGTGCACTTCCAAAACCAGAACCAACTTTGTTATCTAAAAAAGATAAAGATAGTTTTTACAAAGCAATAAATTTACCTAGATCAGAATGGTGGTCAAAAGATAATTATAAAAAAGTAGAAGATGAAACAGATGATGATGAAGATGACGGGGATCAAACTATTTTAAAAAAGAAATTAGATTTAATAAACAAAGGTAGATCTTATCATTCTCATGGTGATACTTGGGAATCTGTTCGTTATTACTTTGACGAAAAACAAGAGGACTATTCATACGGAAACATAGAAAGAAGAGATTTAGAATTTACTTACGATACATATCGTGATTTTAAGGAGGCGTATGGAATAATGGATTTTACAGACATGTTAACGTTAGCGTTAAAACCAGAGGTTACTTTTAAAAAATATAAAATTGTATTTGTAGATGAGTGCCAAGATTTAAATCCTTTAATGTGGGCTATAATAAATAAAATTATAGCAAAACAAGGAGACATATATTTAGCAGGGGACGATGATCAATCAATCTTTGGTTTTAACTGTGGTACACCAGAACTATTTTTAAACTATGAGTCTAATAAAGATATAGTATTAGATAGATCTTATAGATTGCCTAAAAAAATTTTAAATTTTTCACAAACAATCATAGAAAACATAGCACCTAAATTTAGAAAAGAAAAAGTTTTTGGACCAAAGATAAAAGATGGAGTTGAAGTCCAAGGTAATATAATAGAAATAGGTAAAGATATACATTCTGTTCTTGGGAATGTTGAAAAAGATGATTGGATTATGTGTGCAAGAACTACCACAAAAACGTTTGATTATAAAAAAATATTAATGGAAAACAATATTCTTTGGAAAACAAAAGCAAAATCAGGATCATCAAATTCTTACAATTATTCTATAAAACAAAAAGTTAGAGACACTTTAAACATTTGGTATAAATTAAAAAACAATGAAAAATTAGACGGTAGATATGTATGTAAATTAATACAAGAAATAAAAAGTATATATCTTAGAGTTAAAAAGAAAGACCACAAACCAGAAAAAAGTGTTTTGTTTTTGTCGGATAATTATTACGATTATAATGATTTAGTCAATAGAAATGTTTTTGAAAAAGAGTTTGACATTCAAAAAGAATGGTTTGATTATATTCGGTTTGGCAAAGAAGATGTTCAAAATCAAACTTACGTTAAAAACGGACAAGAGATTTCTTTATTCTTAGATGCAGATGAAGCTCACGATTACATAGTTGAAGTATATAAAAAAGATCAAACATTGATGAATACAAAAATTCTTATCGGAACAATACATTCCGTAAAAGGTTTAGAAGCTAAGAACGTTGTTATCTGTGATGTTTGGAGTTACGTTTGTTATAAAAATTTTAGAGAAAAAACACCAGAATTTAGACGAGAAGAAATACGTTGTGCATATGTTGCAGTAACAAGATCTTCTGAAAATTTGTACATGTATCGACCAGATCCTCGTTTAAAAATAGGAGAAAGATCTTTTGAAATATTGGAGGTATAAACTATGAGTAAAGTATGGGACAAGCAACACGGCGGGAGCCACTATCAAAAATATGTCATACAGCCAAGCAAGTTTGTAGTTGAGAACAAGTTGCTATATCCTGAAGGTTGTGCTATTAAATACATTATAAGACATCAAGATAAAAATGGGAAAGAAGATTTGTTGAAAGCAATACATTTTATAGAAATGATTATAGAGAGGGATTACAAGTGATACAAAAACTATTATTTAAACCAAGCACAGAGTGGGTTCATCCAGAGTCTTTTCCCGATTTATCACACTATAAAGAAATAGCAATTGATTTAGAAACTAAAGATACAGAATTAAAAAAGATGGGACCTGGAATGTTTAGAGAGGCAGGAGAGGTTGTAGGCTTTGCAATAGCTGTGAATGATTGGGCTGGCTATTTTCCAATAGCACACGAAGGTGGTGGTAATATGGATCGAGCTAAAGTTATATCTTGGATACAAAATGTTTTAAATACTAATTCTTTAAAAATATTTCACAATGCAATGTATGACGTTTGTTGGTTAAGATCTATGGGGTTTACAATCAATGGTACTATTATTGATACAATGATAGCAACATCTTTGATTGATGAAAACAGAATGCGGTATGATTTAAATAGTGTTGCAAAACAATACACAGGTTTATCAAAAAATGAATCAGCATTAACAGAAGCTGCACAAGCATGGGGTATAGATCCAAAAGCTGAAATGTATAAATTACCATCTATGTATGTTGGAGAATATGCAGAAAGAGATGCAGAAATAACTTTAGCTTTGTGGCAAGAACTTAAAAAAGAAATTCAACATCAAGACCTGCATTCAATATTTGAATTAGAAACTTCTTTATTTCCTTGTTTAGTTGAGATGAAAGCAAAAGGTGTAAAAATAAATTTAGAGCATGCAGAGATGGTGCAAAAAAATTTAATTAAAATTGAAAACAATATGATACAGGGCATTAAAGATGAGATTGGTTTTTCACCAGATCTTTGGGCTGCTAGAAGTATTGAAAAAGTATTTAATCATTTAAAACTACCATATCCAACAACAGAAAAAACAGGTGCACCTAGTTTTACAAAAAATTTTTTAAAAAATCATAATAACTATATTATTAATTTAATTAATAATGCTAGACAGGCTAACAAAGCTAGGACTACATTTATGGAATCTATATTTAGATATGTTCATAAGGGTAGAATACATGCTGATATAAATCAATTAAGATCAGAGTTTGGAGGCACTGTTACAGGTAGATTCTCTATGACTCATCCTAATTTACAACAAATCCCTAAAACAGGTAGTGATATGGGAGACCAACTAAGGGCTATATTTGTACCCGAGGAAGGCCATAGATGGGGTTGTTTTGACTATTCGCAGCAAGAACCTAGGCTGGTAGTGCATTATGCTGCTTTGACTGGTTTACCGGGAGCTGATGAGTTTAAAGAGGATTATGATAAAAACCCTAAAGCTGACTTTCACAAGATAGTAAGTGACATGGCTGGTATACCAAGAGATCAAGCGAAGACAATAAATCTAGGTAAATTTTATGGCATGGGTAAAAATAAATTAAAAGGTGAACTAGGTATTGAAGACGATAAAGCAGAGGACATTATAAGACAATATGATGCAAGAGTCCCGTTTGTAAAACAATTAATGAATCATGCAATGGGCAGAGCAGAGCAACGTGGACAAATCAGAACTTTACTTGGTAGACTTTGTCACTTTCATTTATGGGAGCCAAATCAATTCGGTATACATAAACCCTTGACACATGAAGCCGCACTCGTGGAACACGGACCAGGGATCAAAAGAGCTTTTACATACAAAGCTCTTAATAAATTAATACAAGGTTCTGCAGCTGATATGATTAAAAAAGCTATGTTAGATTTATACAACGAAAAAATAATACCTTTAATACAAATACATGATGAATTAAATATTTCTATTGAAGATGAGGGTCAGACAAAAAAAGTAATTGAGATTATGGAAAATGCTGTTAGTTTAGAAGTCCCTAATAAAGTTGACTTTGAGTCTGGTAAACATTGGGGAGAAATAGAATAATGAATTATGGCTTACCTCAATGTAAATATACCACCTACCTATGCACAAATAAAAAGGGAATATCTTTATGATCTTAAAAAACATAGGGGAGAAGTTGAAGACTGCATTATCTTTGGTCTTAGCTCTCTTACAGGTCGCGCTATATTATTTCATGCTATTATGGAAAACGGTGCAATATTTTATCGCTTACCAATTAGCGCGTTTATTCAAAAGGGATTTGAGCCATCCAGAGTGCCCCCAAGACGACTTGATGAATTACAGCTCTGGAATTGTTTTTCTTATTATCCTTCTGTTCATCGTTGGGACATATTAGACGGACAAGCCGGTAAGTATATAGGCAAAGATAAAAAATGGCACGCAGGAAAATATTTATTTACTGTTGACTTTGCACATCCTGAAAGTAATATACTGGACACTGATCATTCAGAGATTCCGCACGAACACAAGTGCGCTCACATAATTGCGTTAGATGATGGCAATTTTGCAGCACAACCAAACAATCGATGTATATGGGACATACCTTCTTTTACTGTAAAAGATAATATTCCTGATTGGAAAGTGCAGACATCTGAATGGAATGTAGAAGATAGTAGAGCATGGCGGACAGAAGATACCGACAAGTTCTTCTATGAAATAGAGGAGAAAAAAAATGATTGATAAAATAAAAAGTAAGGCAATGCATTACTGGTCAAACCATAAGATTGAATCTATTGTGTTTGTTGTTTTAGTAATAGCTTTAATTATTAAATAATGAATTTAGCAGACTTATTAAAAAAAAATATAGTAATGGTTCCGGTTGTGGCTTCGGTCTTAGTCGGAACTTTTACTGGTGTAAGATATATTGTTAATTTAACAGACACTATCAATTCAAATCAACAAGAAATTATAAGTTTACAAAGAGATTTAAAAGTTGCAGAAGATAAAATTACAGATCAAAACACAAGACTAACTTCTGCTGAGTCTACATGGCAGATGGCAGAAAATTTATACAGGCAATTAGCAGATCAAGTTAGAGAACACGACTATGATATTAAGGATTTAAACAGGTAATGTATGGAGGTTCTCAGGATTGTTTGTAGAACCTGCGTATCCTAGAAACGAATATCTTAACGAGTATGGTGTAAGATGTGGAGAGTTTGAAATTAGTACAGAAAGAAGAGATACTGATTATAATTATAGTGATGGGAGTACAAACGAACAACAAGGTATAAGATTTACTTACAGAAAGTATTTAGGTACAGATTGTAAAACCTCAAAAGAAAACGTAGCGATCAAACAACAATTAGAATTAATGAAGATGTGTGGTAGAGTTAATGCTAATCCAAGTCTTGCAAACAATTCAAACTTTAATCTATTAGTATCAAAGTGTAGAGGCGTATCTCCTGCAAGAGATAATACTAGACCAGATGATTCTAAAAGTTTGTGGGATGATATGAAAGATGAGTATAAAAAAGAGAACCCAGAGATCAATTTAATGGGAGATAAGTTCATAAACTCAGGAAAAAGCAAATTGAAAATACCTCCAAAAGACTATATATTACCTCTACCAAAACCTAAAGATGACTAAGAAACCATTAAATATCGGAGAAGAGGTCGCTGTGCAAATGCCAATGAAAACGGTAGCCTCGTTGATAATTATCGTAGCACTTGGCACGATGGGTTACTTTCAAATTATAGAACGTCTTAATGTTGCAGACACTCGTATACAAATAATGGAAAAAGATCTCGAAGAAAATACAGAGTTTAGAATCAAATGGCCACGTGGACAATTAGGTTCACTCCCTGCAGACTCAGAACAATTCATGATGATAGAAGACTTATACAAAACAACAGACAAATTAAACAAACACATTGAATCAATGGCGTTAAACAAAGTTAATATAGAATTTTTAACAAAACAAATGGATAAAGTTTTAACTGATATTGAATCATTAAAAGACAAAGCTAGAGATATGCATTACAAAAATGGTAACGGAAAATGATGGAAGCTGTAATAGGATTACTTATGTTTGTAAACGGAGAGATCAAGGAGGCACGTTTGCAACCTTCGATGGCAATTTGTTTACGCGGAAAACGTGAAGCAGAAAGAACTTTTTCTGAATCTGTTACATACAAATGCTGGCGTGGTACTGCAGAATTAGAGGATAATATTGATGGCTCAAAGTCAATTAAAAAACTCATCATCGAATAAACTTGCTAAAGAATTAAAAGATAGACGGTATCATCAACGTGTGGTAAAGAATAAAAAAGCATATGACCGGAAAAAATTTCAAAATAACAGCAGAAATAGTTAATGGTGTTTGTCCAACTTGTGAAGAGTACACAATGTTAGTAGGTGTCACCAAACAATTTTTTAGATGTTTAACATGTGGTGCAGATTTAGAACAACATGTAAATGGTAAAATAAGTTACATACCACATTTATCTAAAAGTACATTACAATCAAAAGTAGAAGAATACTTTAATGGCGAAAAAAGCTAAATTTGGTGTCTCTACGGCACCTAGGTCAAAACCAAGAAAACGTCCAGGTAGGCACACAAAATCATTGAA